TGTGTCGGAACTGCCTTGCGTCGGAGGAGTTTTATCTCCTGCATTACCTGCCTCTGCTGCACCATGGTTCGCAGTTGGCTCTTCAGCTTCTGGCTTATTGACACATTCCTCTTCTTCTGTTAGAGCATAATTTTCATTAACACCGCGACCTTTTGGGTGGCTCAAACTAGATGTATGATTTGCTTCCATATGCTTATGGTATGCTTTATGAGTAGCAGAACCATGACCGCCTAAATGAGTTTTAACAAAACTCTCATGGGAGTTCTTAGCGGTAGTGGAAGCGTTGCCGTCACCAATAGCACCGACGTTATGGGCAGCTTCGTGGGAAGCATTTGCGTGGATAGCGTTGGCAACCTCTGCACCGTGTTTCTTAATATTGGCTTGGTGTGCCATCTTAACAGCAGCATGACTGCCCTCACCGATATTATGATCAATCATGTGTGCAGTGAGGTTTGCAGAAGATTTTGCAACTTCGCTTTCTGTTAGAACATAACCTTCAGAAATGCTGTCCATATACTTCTTTTCCATATGCTTATGGTAATCTTTGTGACCAGCAGAACCGTGACCGCCTAAATGATTTTTAACAAAGTCGTTGTGTACTTTATGCCCAGCAGATCCAACGCTAGTAGCATTATGTGCTGCTTCATGATCAGCATTTGTGTGAATGGCTTTGGCGACCTTTTCACCATGTTTCTTAATATTGGCTTGGTGTGCCTTATTAACAGTGGCTTCACTGCCATCGCCAATATATGCGTTTGTTCTCAGTCTTGCCATATGGGCAGCATCTTTTGCGACACTTTCTTTAACGACTGGATGTGCGCCTTTCATTACTCGGCTTACTACATCAACTAAATCTTTAGGTAGTGGTTTCATTTTATTCTTCCGTTTCTGGTTCTGTTGGAACTGCAGCATCAACATCGCCAGCAGTCGGTTCTGGTAATTCTATTTGTTGATTGAACATACTTCCAGCAACTTCAGCTTTTCTATCAGCTACCATTGCATCAGCACGGTCATTCATCATACTATTGAATGTATCCTGAGCATCTGTCAGTTTACCATCCTTCCACTGATCCATCATATTACGAACTGCGTCTGCACGTGCATTTTCAACTTCACGTTCTACGTTTTCTTCACTCATCATTTCCACCTTCATATTGTTGCGGCTCGACCTTCAAGGACTCACCATCTATTTGCTTGTTGATTGCGTCGATTTCATCATCGCGCATTTTTAAAATTTCTTTTTGCACATACTCTTTAGAGAAGTATTCACCGACATAGTTAGATAGACCATTCAACACTTCTACCCGACTACGCAAGATCTCTTGCTCTTTAGACTCAGTGTAGTATGCATCGGAAGCATACTTATATTGTAGACCATCGCGGATACTTGGCCAATCATCTTCTGTGATTATGCCTTTAAGAATCAGCTGCGTCTTGACCAAGTCGTCAAACATTGCAGAAAAACGTCTACGAAGTTTTGCGATAAACTTGGTAAACTTTAATTCATCTCTGCTAATCTCAGCACTACGTCCGAAATTAAGACCTTGTTGTGCACCTTCTAATCTAGAGATGGGGACATTCAACGCTTGATAAAGTTTGCGTTGGAAGTAATCTACGTCACCAGTTTCTCCGAGATTAGAACCTCCTGGAAGTGTTTGAATCTCTGTGCCTCTACCGCCTTCGCGTCTTGGCATCCAGAAGTCTTCAAGCATCGACATAAACTTCTTGTCGTCACGGATCTCTCCAGACTCACCATCATAAACTAATTTGTTACGATAGCGATTCATAATATCTTTGAGATACTGCTCTGCCTTCATTGTGGGCAGATTACCAGTATCTACATAAAAAACTCTGCGCTCTGGAGCGCGGGTAATACGGTATACAACAACAGCATTCTCCATCATTCTCAGCTGATTTGCTGGACGGATAGCTTTGTGTAAATATGACAACGGGATATTTTTATCTTGGTCTAAGAGACCTGAGGGAATGTAGGTAACAGCATCCTTCGAGATCTTCAGAGATTTATCGTTAGCGTTTCCTGCTTTATACTGTCCAGGTTTGTTAGCGATACCCTTGTCGTCATAAATGAAATACTCTTTTACCTCTTTGACCATACTGACGCCAGTCTTAGGATCTTTTTCCTTCTTGACATCACGCACTTTCTTTATTTTGCGTGGGTCAATATACCTGACATCGTGTAGACCTTTTCTTGGGTTGGTTTTATCGACAACTTTGTGGAAGTAAATTCTTCCATCGATGTACCAACGTCTGTAGTAATCTTGTGCACGATTGTTGAAGTCCATCAACGATAATACATTGTCAAATTCATCAGCGATTGCTTTCTTAACAGCTGTTGACGCTGGGACACCATCTGTGTCAATCGTTACTGGCTTTTCGTCGTCAAGGTTCGAGATACTATCATTGACAATATCTTCGATTGCAGTGTCGATATCGGCATACATTGATATGTCCCGATAACGCTTGATGAGTTGCTCTTCAGTATTAGCAACTCCCTCGACATCGAAATAAGTGCCATAGTAACCACCACCACGGATGGCTTCCAATGCACCATCAGAATCAGGAGCAACGAAAGACTGTGCAGCTTTCGGCTCCTTTTTCCGATTGATTTCAAATCCAAACAATTCCATTATATTTTCCTCTATACCTAATAGATGTTATATTATTTATACTACATCATAATGGGTATATTGGAAGGTCACCGTAAACTCTTCAAAGATATCGTTCTGTGCATACTGCAAGGTGATTTCCGACATATTGATTGGGAAGCAATTACGCAAGGTATACTTACCTCCAACCAACACTTCATCGTTACGATCCAAATGCTCGACACCAATGTCAGCTTGGTATTCGCTTGGAGTGAGGATACCAGTATTGTCTTCACGATTATTCAAACCATTCATCCACTGCTCGAATGGCTGGCGTAGTGAGAAACCAGAGTCGTTCACGATTGTTACGGTGAACGGGTCAAAGATTCTTTCACCAGCCAGTTTGATCTCACGACCACGATACTGGATGATTGCAGGGTTTACGTTAGAGGCTGGAAGTGCCGCCCCAGTTACCAAAAGACTATAGCTTGTGTCAACATTAGGCACATAGCTTGGGAATGCTAGGCTTACGCGAAACTGATTTGGTCTCGCTCCACCCGCACCTAATCTAGCCTTAAATTCTTCAATATTCATTTCTGTCTCCTATAATTCTAGATTAAGCACCCAGCTCTTCGAACGAGATACCTGTTCGAGTCGCTACGAATGTCAAAGTGATAAAGTTGATTGATTTCGCTGGCTTAATAAAGATGTCAGCGCGGAATTCGTTGCTGTCAATAACCTGTCCAGTGTTATTTGTTTCGTCACAAACAACGCGGAAGTCATAAACACCGCGACGACCTTGTACATCACGCAAGAACGGTTCTACCAGAGAACGGAACTGGGCACGAGTAAAGGCATCGTTGAATTCAAACAACTGGAACTTAGCAGCTGCCGCCACTGCTTTCTCGATAACGATAAACAGTCTACGAACATTGATACGGTTAAATGCGCTGGATCTAGCCAGTAGAGTCTTATCACCGAACAAGATAATACCTTGCTGAGACGACTGAACGATTGGGTTCACGCCAGCAGAGTATAATGTGTCGCGGTCAGACTTCTTAGGATTGAATGCCAACTTAACAGCGTTCTTGATAGAACCGCGATTTACACCAGCAGGTGAGAACCATGGATCAGCTTCAAGGTCAGCAGTTACACAGCAACCAGCAGTGTCAGCATTACAAGGAACCCACGCATAAGCATCGTTGTATCGGTCATACATATACTTCCAACCACTATCCATGACAGCGAAAGAAGATCTTGTGTAGTTTGCCAACTCAGCTTTGATGTCAGTTACTTCAGAACCTGAGTTATTTACAACACTTGCTTTTGCAGGGGAAACAAACGCGAGGCAGTCTTTACGGATCTCAGTGATATTGTCGATGATATAATCACCAACAGTCGAACTATGAGCACCAGCAAAGATTAAGCTAACATCAGTTTCTTCGTCATTAGCGAACTTCAAGTAAGAAGCCTGCAGATCTCCATCAGTCGGTGAAACATGTACACCACCAGAGAAAGACCAAGCAACCACGTCATTCGAAGTTAGAATTCTTGGATACGGTTGTGACGTACCAGCAGCTGAAATATTAGCTAATGTTGTCGCCAAGTCTTGTCCCCAAGGAGTACCAACAGAAGTTGCTGTTGTGTCAACCTGATCAGTGAAACGAATCCACTTAGATTTTGCATTAATCGCGTCTTTGTAGTAATTTACGGAGTTGTCATCAGCGCGAGCACCTTGAATTTTTGAGAGTCCTTCATACTTCTCAAGAACAGTTCCAGCTTTACCAGTGATAGCACCGTTTTCGTCAATTACGATAAGATGTAATTCGTCAAAGTTCACACCATTAGAATTCGCCCAGTCAGTAGTTCCTGGAACTGTATCAAACTCTTTCTCATATGTCCACTGTGTTACCAAAGTTACAGTAGCTGCAGCACCTGTGCCACCGCCACCAGAGAAAGTGACTGCAGGAGCAGAAGTGTACCCAAATCCTGGATAGGCAATTGTAACACTACTAACAGCGTCACCAGTTAGAGCAGCGACACCAACAGCAGTACCGCCATTGGAAGGCGAGGCACCGATTGCTACAGTAGGAGCAGAGGTATAACCAGAACCACCAGCACCTATAGTGACAGTCATTGAAACGCTAGTACCGAATGTTCCGATGTCACCGACAGAAACCTTCAGGCTGTTTCCGAGTATGCCTGCATATTTTGCGGCAAATGGACCAACACCATTAGTTTCACCAGCGTACGATGCGTCATATTCATCATCGTTTCTGATCAGCTTACCGATTGGGTTGGCGTCATCGATCAAAACAGTAGCAGTTGCACCAGAACCACCGCCACCAGAAATGGTTACGACTGGGTCAGTGCCATCGATTGCATAACCGAAACCTGCATCTGTGATAGTGATTGCTGATACTGCTGCGCCTGTGATAGTTGCTGTTGCCGTTGCAGCTCGACCGCCATTTGCTGGTGTTACACCAGTTGGATCAGCGATTGTGACTGTTGGGGCAGAGGTATAACCAGAACCAGCAGCAGTTACTGTCGCAACACCAGTCAAAGCACCGTTTGCCGTTGCAACAGCGTTTCTTGCAGTTGCGCCAACTTCTCTCGATACAAGAAGGTTTGAACCGTATGCTAAGAAAGATGAAGCTGTAAGGAAGTCTACATTGTTTGCTTTTGCTGGCTTGCCGAAACGCTCAACTAATTCGTTTTCACCTGAGATTGAAACTAACTCTCTGGCTGGACCCCAAGCGAAATCGCCTGCAAACCCACCGACTGTAGTTCCAACAGCAGGAACGACAGCTGTCGCGTCTTGTTCTCTTACGAGAACTCCTGGACTTAATTGAAATGCCATTTTTTATCTCCTCGATATTATGGATAATCGTTATTATTATGCTAAATTGCTTTTACTGAAATTATTTATAATAATGACGTTTTCTCTTGGTTTATCGTATACCAGATATCACCGCCCATAATCTCTACTTCTTCCTCTGTTCCATCTACTATTTGACCAAAAGGAGTTAAATCGTTCTCAATCATACGCATCTCAGCGTTGAATAATCCTTCCCGAACATTCACATTAGTTAGATCTGTGAAGAATGAGTTGGTTGTAACCCAACCAAACAACACTAATGTCATCGCGAGGTCATCGTTATACCCCTCGTCGGCTTGGAAAGTCTGTCCCTTTTCTGTGAAAACAGATAATTCACCGATAACTTCAGCATCGTGAATCAATAATTTGGTATCTTCAACAAGAGATTTAATTGCAAAACAACCCTGACGTTTCACTGCCTTGGATGTTGTAACACCGAGTTTTGCTGAACGACCAAATCCAGGAGTTAGATATTGCTTTCCGTTCTCAGTCAGAGTTGTAAAGATATTCTCATATTCTTCTTCTTGGTGTAAAATATCTAATACTTGTTGACCGATATCGTTCGCTTCAACTAACACATACGCATTGTTAAAGTCTTTTCCGACTTTGGATATGATACTAGGATATAACATCGGAGATATTTTATTATCTTTATACTTACCGACTAACCGATATGGCATCTCTGTTACATCAATCAATGTAAATGCTGAATAATCACCACCAACTCCTCGAGCCACGTCTACCGTCATCATATAGTAGTGGTCGGGTATTGGATTCTCATATAGATCTAAGCCATCTTTGCTGTATTCGGGGTTTTTCGCAGACATAACCGCCAATGTTTTACCATTGATCAGCGTATTTGTAGAACCCAAGAACTCACAAAGAACTTCCTGATTAAATTTCAAATCGCCAAGAAGTTTATTTTGTTCTTCTGCCCATGCCTCATCCCTTCCTGGAATTTCACTATAGTGAATGAACATTCTCTTGAATCCATTCTCGCCATTCTCAGCTTCATTCCAGAATTTCCAAAAATGATTATAACCGAGTGGCGTAGAAGTCAATAGAATCTTTGTAGTTTGACCAGCAGAAATGGTTGGATAAACAGCGGTGAAAAACTCTTCAGCAATATTATTTGGGATGATTGCTGCCTCATCGATGTACAGCCAGTTTACCGACTTTCCTCGAATACCAGAAGATGTTGTTGCCGCAGTAAATACAACAGAGCCATTTTCTAGATCGACATTACCTTTGTTCCAAGTCTTTACGCCCTGTTGCATCCATATTGGAAGACCCTCGTACATAATCTGGTATCGAGAAAGAACTTCTCTCGCTGCTGCTGTTTTGTTGGCGAGGATCGCGACGGTTTTATTTTCTTGGAAGATACTATAGTGGAGGATACAGGCTGCAGCTGTTACAGTTTTACCTTGCTGACGACCCTCCATCAAGATAGTCTGCCGATTATTCATGATGAAATCGACTTTTTCTTTTTGACAGGGATATAACTTAAATGGTTGCAACCCCTTATCCAGAGTTACAATCTGACAATAGTTCTCAATGAAATAAATTGGGTCATCTTTGCACTTCAGGAGTTCGTTTATTTGCTCCTTTGTGAAATCGTGTTGATGACCAATAGATTTTAAATTTGGATTTCCGTGATAGGAAGTTTCTTCAGTCGGTATTGCCATTTTTTACTTCGCCTTCGATGACTTTCTCGTCATCTTGTTTCAATGCTTTCATCAGATCTGATGTGCTTCCATTAAATAGAACATTGGTCTGGTGACCGATGCTGGTGGCGGCTGGTTTTATTCCATCTGCTTGATCTATTTTCTTTTTCTTTTGTTGCAACTCTAAAATATCTTTGGCTTGATCACCAAACATTTTAATCAACTGACCAGCAACTTCATACGCTCTCGGATTGTCGCTGTTCTCGGCAACATTGACAATGCCCTGAAGTGTCGACTCACTGTATGCCATGGCTCTTTTTAGCGCACCACGCGCCTCTTCAAAATCTTCTTCGACATTACCATTTGTGACCACTGGTGTTGTGACCTCAGTAGACTTCGTTGAAGTCTCGAAGGTTTTATCTAAGGCATCAAATACTTTATTTTTACTCATAAGTCTCATCAAACTCTTCAAGGAATCGGTATGCATCATCCACACCCTGATTACCTGAATCTGGTGCTTCGAATGTAACCGTTGGTACGGAAGTGTATCCACTACCGCCATCATTAATAACTACGTTCTTGACTCTGTACTTTCCAGTATTTATAGGATCGACTTCCATGACAACCGATGCTCTTGCACCAGAACCACCGCCACCAGAAATGGTAACATTTGGTCCATTCTCTCCATAGTTGCCGCCTGCATATGTGAGAGATATTGTATCGACTGACTGGCTTAATAGCGTTGCAACCCCAGTAGTTGTCGCTGCCACCACAGTATATTGTTGAGTGGTACGCGCTCCAGCCAAATCTGGATTTTGGAATATATTGGCAACTGCTTTCTTAATAACATTTTGGTCGCCCACATGACCATAGAAATTAAGTTTCATATTGAATGTGAGAGTCCAGACGATACTCGCTCTGTCTGCAAAAGTTCCTTGTGACTGGTCTTCGTACGCAACTGAATCCAATGTGAGTTTGATGTCGCGTTTGATACCCAACTCAGGTAGATCATTGACAGTTATACTGAAGTCTGGATTGAAGAACGGAAGGATTTGTTCGATTATTTGCAATCCATCGTCTTGGTTTTTTGCAAACACATACAGTTGTAAACTGAGGTCATATGGTGTAGATGTGAATACGCTCTTTACAGAAGTTGCCGATCCCGAACCCTTTTTATGGTGGTGGATGGGAGAGACCCTTCTTGCTGCATCGTATTGCAGTGAGATGATTTCAAACCCCATACGAGGAAGTACAATAGCGACTTCACCACGACTTTCAACAGTCGGGACTTGCTCAATTCTAGAGATAAATTTTTGTTTTGTGGAATACGCAAGAGGCACTCTCAATGTCTGGGCGACAGAACCAGAAGAGTCTTTTCTCTCTATTATGATGTTGTTGAATATGGTTCCAAATGCCGCGACTGCTTTACGGACATGAGAGTGATAAAAATTCTTACCCTTAAACATTATAAGTCTCCGAATGGGTTAGATTCAGTGAAGTCAAGGATATTACTAGCAATCTCTGCTGCTTTGAAATCGTCTCCCTGAACAGAAGGTTTGATTGCATAGTCTTCTTTAATGAGAGAGCCGCCATCTTCCAGTGTAAGATTACCTGAAGCATCTTCGAGAACAAGTTCGAACAGAAGTTGATCGACTGTATTGTCGTCCTCGATCTGATCAATTGCAGTATTACCTGTGTCGATTCTTTCAGAACCATACTCGAACAACTCACATTTGAGTTTAAACACATAGATCTTACCGAGTTGGTAGAAAGGATCTTGGAATTCAACAAATTTGATTTCCATGAGGGATCTGGTTTTGGGAAAAAATAATAGATCTCCCTCCATCGGTCTGTCACCGCCACCGACAAACGTGCTTCCATCAGTGTTGTTAACAATATCGTTCCATCTCTTTCTAGACAAAACGAATGTTGCTTGGTCTCTTATCTCAAGACCAAACCGCTGGAATAATTCTCCGTCTCCCTCGAATCCTTCTGCGTTTTCTAGATACATTTCAACTGGGTATGCTTGTTCGAATTTAGATAATGCATCTTCGTCAAAGATAGTATCAGTATTCACGAATGTACGAGGCATATAGAAAATGTCATGACCATAAATCTTCAACGACTCGACAACAAGATCCTCCACTAGCCGTTGTTCAGCAGTGGTTCCAGATGTGTCGCCCGATTGAAAGTAGAAATTGGTAGCCATTTATCAACCTGTC